GGTCGATGCCTGAATCGTCTATCGCATCAGCCCTCTGCGCACGCCACATCGAGAAGCCCAGCTTGTACGCACCCAGGGTATTGTAATTCTCGGGGATCTTGACGACCATCACCGTATCAGCGGCAGTACCGATATACTCGATGTAATCTACGGAGTAGATGTATCCCGATCTGTAACTACGGCGGTTGTATAGCGACAACGCCCTAGGCAGGTCAATTACAAAGATTCCTTGTTCCGCATTCGCATAATCAAGCGTCACTGTGTTCAACTGCGGACGGGCCATCTCCACTCGAAACCGGAGTATGGCCTATAATGAAACCCTACGGAATCATAAACTAACTTTGGGTCACACCCAATATGCTCGATGTAAAGATGCGACCCAATATACAAGTCAAGAAAGAACTTCCCCCCGAATCAATCTTCTGGGGGAATGACCGCGTCGGCTTCACCTGCGGTCAATGCATAATGCATCACAACAAGAATTGTGACCTAGGTATATGCAAATTCGTGAAGGGCAGGCAGACATCCTGCTTCCCGATCCGCTGCAGAGAGTGTAACACCAACTACTGCAAATGGAAGCGTATCCAAGTATGGAAAGAACGGCTAATCGCCCGCTTCGACTACAACCGTCACCGATACATCAGGATGCTGACGATAGGAATCAGCGGTGACAAACTTTACCCCAAAGAAATCCTTGAAGACATGATAGAAACATGGCGTAAAGATCTCACCACGCGCTTCGCCAAACTCAGACGTACCAAATACTGGGACGAGCACGTGGATGGTGGGATATGGTTCTTCGAAACAACTGTCCATCCCCACATGACCGAAGGACACCATCGGTATTACCTGGGCGCCGACGCCGATAAACTCGTCAAGCACCAGGTCAATCCACATATCCATGTAGTCCTCCTAGGCTCATACCTAGACCAACAGAAGTTATCGGAGGAACTTGAAAAACAGGGACTAGGACTCCCTTGGATAACAGCCAGAGACGGAGCATCAGAGAACATACACTCCGCTCTAGACTATTGCATGGCATACTTGAACAAGACGCCCAATTACCAGGGACGCCAAAGAGACACCTTTGGATGCATGCGTAAACCGGTTCGAGATTGACCCCCCGCCCAGAACGAGGGCTCCGTCCATCTCTCATTACGTAGAGGAGCGCTGGGGTAGTTGAACCGGGTGCTCCAAGCCCGTGACTAAGTAACACGTCGAACCAACTGACGTACAGTGAAATAACCAGGTAAACCCCAGACCATGGGAGATGCCCCGCGGGGAACTCCACGCGCTAACTTCTCCCGATCCACTGTCGGGAACTGACGTCCAGACAGATGGGCACCAACAATGATCATACCACCACCAACGACAATGTTGAATGCAATTCCAAAACCACCTGTCCAGGGAACATGGAAATAGGAAATACCCGGACTGATTAATCCTACACCAGCCAGGAATACAACATCTCCAACACTCTGACGAGAGAGACCGCCATAACGCTCCTCCCACCTATCTCGTGTTATATCCCAATCAAAATTTTCAAATGGAAAATCCCTATCAGACAGAGGAAAATCCCTATCCTCAAAAGGAAACTTTCTGTTCTCGAACGGAAAATCCTTTTCAGACCAAACGTTAAACTCCCAACCTCGAAAGCCCATCAGGCCCGCTTCCACTTGCGGCCTTTCTTATTTCCATTCGGGTAAGACCAGTGCCCCTTCTGCTTACCACCATTCGGCATCTTCCTCGTGTGCCGCTTACCCTTCTTCCAAACTATCCTTTTCGCCATCAACACACACCACCAATTACTCCAAGCCCCTGGCTAATCGCTCCCGCTTGCCAGAGGATGAACAATACAGCTGCAGACAATAACTGATTGTCCTTAATGAGCGCGAGTATCTGCGCACCCTTAGCCAGGGGATAGGCCTTCTCGAGCGCCTCAGGAACAACACTCACGAGAAAGACCCCATACTCATCGCTGCCACGCCCTTGTAAGTTCCACGGGTCATGTGAATTCGCAGCGTGAAAGGACCACCTGTGGTCTTGACGGCCAACAGGCCTAGGGGGATCAATCCCCCACTCAACGACACTGATCGGCCAGTAGTGCCTGCAACCGATCTATCGAGGAGAACACCGCGTTCAGCGGATTGTGCATTACCGACATAAGTCGGAGGCAATGTATTGTCAGTCTGGTTAGCATACGGTGGAATATCATTTTCCGTATCTACCAGGGTAATCACATCTGAGGTCATCGCTGCGGATGCCTCACCTGTTCGAGTTATCCAGGACAAGTGTGCCTGGTCACTGATCAGTGGATCAGGTGCAAGAGTGGCTCTTCTAGTCTCACCCCAAGCATTGATGAGAGAGCCATATATCGACCCAGAATCATCACCGAGAATACCAACCGGCAGTACCGAAGTAGTTGTTGCATCCCCTAATGGGTCAACGTCATGAATGACTAAATCAGCCCTGTTCCATTCGGAACCAGTCTGATCGAGGCCAGTAAGTATGAATGCCGCATTAATGCCCTCTGGGGCTAGTTCAGGCCACGCCCCGGTCTTATGTTCAATACACATCCATGGTTTGAAATCAGACCACTTCCCTGGGTCGATGCCTGAATCGTCTATCGCATCAGCCCTCTGCGCACGCCACATCGAGAAGCCCAGCTTGTACGCACCCAGGGTATTGTAATTCTCGGGGATCTTGACGACCATCACCGTATCAGCGGCAGTACCGATATACTCGATGT